TTGGCAGAATCCTTACGGAAGCGATGGCCAACTCCAGCAAGCTCCTGCCGTGACTCAACAACCAATGATGCCAAACCCATATATGCAGCAGCAGATGCCTATGCAGGGTGGGGCTAGTATGTTTAAGCCGTGGACATGGTTCGGCGTAGGCGCAGCTACCACCCAACCACAAGCTTGGCAGTTACCACCTCCAGCGTTAGACACACTAGCTAACGGAGAACAGTTCTATACAGCAAATGGCGGAGGACCTCCACCATTGGCACAACAGCAAGGATACCTTACGTTACCAGTCGGAGCAATCGGCTGGAACATGGCAGGACAACCTATCGACATGAACGGTATGGTTGTAGCAACTACAGGCGAGAAGTTGATGAATACAGCATTGAGTAGGATACTATAATGGTAGCTTACTGTACTGCAACACAAGTAGCGCAATTTCTTCAGGTAGATGCATTCAGCGGTTCTACTACACCAACTAATACGGTTGTTGACTCATTTATTGAGATGTCAGAGGCACGTGTAGATGAGCTTACGAATCATGCATGGGCTACAGCAAGAGCAGGTACAGTGACAAACGAAAGAGCAAGAATACAATTAGTAAGGTCTAATGTAGTAAATTCTAGGGGTAGAATACAACTAGAACATTATCCTATTGTAGATATGGCAAGCGGTACAGATGCTTTGAATGTATGGGATGGTTCAGCTTACACAGAATATCTTGCAAATAAAACAGGAACTAACACAGTTACAGATTCTGTAAACAAGGATTGGTGGGTAGACACAGAACGTGGTATTGTCTACATCAATAATTATGCAACTATGAATATGATGAACAGTAGTCCGCAAGGCGTAGATGCGTATGTTACGTACAGATACAGGACAGCTTCTACTCCTGATGATATAAAATTAGCAACTATCTATTTTACAGCAGCAATGATTGCAATGAATGATGATTTGAATCTTATGCAAGAGGGCGATGATTCAATGGACAATGCAGCACGTTCACAGCGATTTGAAGAGATGGCAATGAAGGTGTTGAAGGACGGCGGTAGATTAGATAGAGGTATGGCAATGGCAAGAGCTATTGGCGGATTTGGCGTAGGGAGGACCGCCTTAGATAACGTATATTGATGGCAGCAACCTATGCAGCTTTGGCAGACCCTGTAACGGCAGTGGTAGATTTGTTAAGTAACAACTGGTCAGAGGTTGCAAGTGGTGTAGGTAACAATCTTACATCGGCAGGTGGCACATTAAAGATAGACGAATCTTGGGATATGGGTAAATATAATTTAAAAAATAATGATGTTATAAGATGTTATGAAGTTTCTGGTGGACATGATATGTTAGGTATTGGTAAGGGAGTAGATAGACATACTGCATCTATCGCAATAGATATGTCCACAGCAGTAAGCAGAGATAGGCTTAGACGCCTTTACACTGGGGTAGTACACCTCATTCACGCAGGACGCGCTAAAAGCGTTGGAACTGCACTTAATAGCGATTATGCAAGCATTGTCTTGACTAGTCGCACAGACCTGTCGGATAGAAATCGCCGATGGTTTCGTTATGTTCTTAACTGTGATATCACAAGTTATGAGGTGGTAAATTAAAATGGTAAAAATTACACAAGACGTACAGGCAGCTTTCGAAGTAGAAACAGATTATGGGAATCCCCCAAACGGTACTTTGTCGCATTTAGGTCTATTGGACACATTTGACCCTAGGGCAGTAGAAATGAATATTGCACCTATACCTAGCATTGGTCAGTCAACGGATGCATTTCATGCACGTGGACCAATTAATGTTAGTTTACCGTTAAAGGTAGCGTGTCAAGGCACAGGTTGGAAAGCTCTTTTAGGTAGAGCAATAGGAGTTACTACTGAGTTTGGCTCTACAAAAACACCATCAAAATTAACGTCAAGTGTAGATTCGCTTTCAATACTTGCAAAAGAAACAGGAGGTGCTTTTACTTTAGTAGGCGGAGTTGTTCCTAATGAAGTAACTTTAGAGGCAGATTACACTGCTGGCGGATTTATTACTTTAGATACGGTTTGCACTGCTCAATTTAGTGAAGATTCATCTAATGGTAACTTTACTGAGTTTTACGGTGATAATTATTCTACTACTCCATTTCCTGCAGCACCGACTGCAGACCCTTTATTGCCAACTGATTTGACTGTAAGTTTTTCTACAGCTACTACTGATGGTATAAAAATTAACAGAACTGCAGGTCACTCTGTAGAAATAGGTGAAAAATTTATGAAGATATTAGACACTGGCGGTAGCGCAGACTCAGGTTATGCGTCTGGAGACCACGCAGCGATTGTGGATGACGCTGTGATTGATTTAGACCACGCAGATACTGAGACAATCACAGAGCTTGAGGCAGTCCTTAATGCAGGAGTTACAAGCTCAGCAACAGCAGTCAATGGCGGTGCAGACCCTCAAAATCTTTTGAAAGGTATTTACAAAATGGTAGGTAGTGATGTTACAATACCTGTAATTAATGACGGTGACCCAACTATGACTGAGTTTTCAAATTTAAAAACTGTTGCTTTAAAAATAGCAAACAACAACACTTCTATTCCTGGTAAAACTGGAAGTACTTGGTTACAGAATAACAAAATTTCAAGAGGTAAAGCAGACGTTACACTAGATATTACAACGACTGCAGAGAATGAACAAATATATAACGCATATGTTGACAAAACTACATTGCCACTTGTACGATTGGACTTTGGTACAGAAGGAAGTATTGCATTGACAAATGGAACTGTCACTGCTTTCTCAAGGCCGTTAACTCCAGGAGGAGAAATCACAGAAACTTTTACTATTAAATTTAGAGGTAATGGGGATTTCTCAAATTACAGCGCATACGCAATAAGCGCAGACATGACATTATAGGTAGGTATGGTAAACGTAACAGGTCAGTTAGACGCCCCCCTAGTAGACCTAGGAGCGATGAGGCAAGAGTATTGGGAACGACAAGAAGTAAAACTCCCATCACTGTCTAAGTTACACAAACCAAAAGGTTGGCGTAGTTGGTTCTACAAAGAGCAGACGCCTGTTGTTATTTTACAAAGATTAAAGACGGAGGATTGGGAGCGTATAAACAACGACCATTATTATCTCAAAAAAGAACTTGTAGATGAGATGCCAAGGATAAGAGAGATTTCTAAAAAAATTGAAAACCTTGAGCCTATTACAGACAAAGAAAGAATATACATGGCAGATTTAGATACACGTACACGTCCTATAGTTTTAGCAATGCTTGCTGAAATGATTATAGAACCTGTTATGAAATATGAAGATGTTGTTCTTATGTTTGAGTTTTTAGATGATTATGATTCTAAAACGTTGTTAAGTATTGTAAATACTATGACTGCAGAGAGAGCTAGCGTAGCAATCGCCACAGGCCGTGAACGTACAGCAGAGTTAGAGCAATTAAGAAAAGATGTGGGGCTGGCTAAATAATGGGCGGGCCAGGTAGCGGTAGAAGAGGTCCAACAGCTCAAAGTCCAACCACAGGTAGATTTGTAATTGAAGGTGCAGTTACTATGACTGCGGTAGGTGCGATTGATACGTTTGATATGCTTGGTAAAGAGCAGATGGAATTGCAAGCCGCAATAGAGGATACTAGCCGAGAGATGGAAGAACAAGCTAGGGTAAGTAGAGATTTACAACAAGCAATAGATGATAGTTCAGATTCTAATAAAGAATTACTTGATGCACAGACTAAACAATTAATTTTGATACAATCTCTTACTTCTGGAGTAAACCAGTTAACTGGTGGTTTATACAAAGCAATCGCAGGTGCAGAAGCACTTGGAGCTGTAAATGAAGAGCAAGCTAGAAAACTTCAAGAGGTAGTTAGAGTTGCAGAATTGTTTACTGGTACATTAGAAACTCTTTTGGCAGTCGAGCTTTTGCTTTTTGCAACTACTGGCAAAGGATTGGTTGCAAGGTTGGGTTTACAAGCTTTAGGATTTAAGGGAGTAGCTGCGGCTGCAGGTAGTGCGGCAGCCTCAGTCGGTTTATTTGTATTAGCTACAGCAGGTATTATAATATTGGCGACAGCGATAGTGATATTGTTTGTCAAATTAAATGAAAAGTTTGACATAGTTGGCAAGTCAATAGGAGTATTGAACGCAGGAGTATTTACTTTGGTAGAATTATTTACACAAGCAAAAGATGCAGGCGACGGAGTTGTGTCAATGTTAACTGACATAGGTGATGCAGTTCTTGATAATCCTCTGACAAAAACAATAGCTAAAGCAGGAGGTGCAATACTGTAATGGTAGTTGTCGACCTTACGATGCATCCTGTAAATGATGCTTCTTTGACGCCGAATCCTAATCCATTTAGTTTAGCAGGAGGTACACACAGCACGGCTAGAACGGCGGTTGTGTCAACTTTTAGTGGTGATACTACCTTAGGTGATGCAGGATTAAAAGTTGGGTTTGATGGCGGAGAATACAAAGCTATAATTTATGGTAGACTTCCAGAAAAGAAAGATGCTCTTGGTGAAACTGGCGATGCTAATGCAAACATAGTTGGTATGAAATTAAATTTTACTATAAATAATAATGACACAACAGCTTTACATTATGCGATTTCTGAGTTTGATGTTAAATTAGATGCAGGTATTTCAGGAACTAACGGTTATCAATTTACAGACATGGCAAGAATCTGTGTGGATGGAATTGACCACGATGCAACACCAACCGCAGTCACGCAAGGATGGTTTAAAGAGGTCGTTGCAAATAAATCACCTTTAAATATTACAGACGGAAATTTTGGAAGTATTGAAGATAATAAAGGCCCTATAAAAAGTGTTACGGGGGACTTTGGTTTTGGAGCAAATGGTATAATTGCTTTTTTTAGACCAGATACAGCCGACGTAGACTTTTCAATAGATATGAAAGAATTTGTAAAAAGTAACTCATTGAATTGGGGAGATTACTTTTCCTTTATTATTCAGCGTATGGATAACGATGATACGTCTACAGCAGGTCATATTACATTTAAACAAGTAGATTCTGGGACTACATCAAGAAAAACAATAAACGGTAATTCTTCAGGTTCAGCAGACCACTCCACTGGTTTTGATATTGTAATTCAGTATGAAGATAAAGAACCAACAAGGCCAATAATAGATTTAAAAGCAGACACTGATATGATTAATGCTGTTGTAGATTTGAAAACAAAACCTACTGATATTGATATTAAAGAATTGCGTACCGTATGGAAGAAAGGGACTCCAGACACTGTTGATGGTGTTGAGGGAGTTACATATACTACAGGCGGAGCTACCTCTGTTGCTGTTACGAATCTTGGTAAGGACTCATTAAAAGAAGCTGACGGGGACATACAATCAGATTACTTAGCCGACATGGGCAGTAATAATACATATCAACTTGTTACTTACGCTACGGACCAAAACAGTAATACTATGAGTAATCTTGTAACTCATTTTAGATTGCGGGCTGCAGGTTCAGTGACATCTAATAATCCAACTATTGGTGAAGAGGTTACCTTGACGGTAGTAGCTTATTCTCATTCAAGTAGTGCAACACCTGCTGAGTTTACTAAGTTTGGTGTTAACTGGGACGGTAATGCTACAGCTTCACAAGATTCATTAGATGATTATACTATTGTAGAGCTTGACGAGCCTACGACAAGCACAACTCTAAAACATACTTTTCACAAGGCAAACGCTGACACATATGTTAATATTTTTGTTGTTGATTCAAAAGGATTTAGAAGTGACTTCCAACGTGCACAGGATGTAGATGTACAAGAATCTAATCCTGTAGCAGTATTGAGAACAAGTAGAGACACTGCATTACGTGCAAAGTATGGTGATGACTTTTCTGTAATCAATCTGTCTTTGTCACATAGTTATCCAATCGGTAGTGATAGAGAGATACTTACTTACAAGTTTAAACACAATGCTGCAAGGACATCTCCATTGACAACCTTCCCTATGTCTAATGACAATTCAGGATTCAAGGATGGCTCTCAGCAAATTAGATTAACTTGTCAAAATGTAAGTAATACTGGACCAGGCACACCTACAACGCTCAAAGTATTTGGTAGAGTATCTGTAATGGATGATGGAACTGATGTTGCAGATGACCAAAATACCTTTGACCATTATGAATATAAAGTAGTAGAGTTAGTTCCTAACAATACAAAAAATACTGCAGGTGTAAATTCAAGCGAGTTTTTCAAATCTGTAGATTTTTGTGTCTTTTCTGAAATATCTACAAATGATGATGCTAATGCTGCAAGGTACATATTAGATGATATGGATGGTAATGTTATTAATGACAAACTTTGTGGCGGTAAAAACAATTACGCATGGGGAGGATTTAGAAATCTAACTACAGGTATTTCTACTTTGGATATTAGTAACGCTGAAACATTGGATGCTGGCGTAAGTGAAGCTAAATTTATTGATAACGGTGCACGAGTTGGAGATACTATTTTTATTAACACACCAGAAAACGCAAACAATAATGGAATTTATACTTTATCAGAAGTTACAACTACAAGGTTAAAAGTTAACGAAGATATAGACACAACAAACGCAGACGATACTACAGCAGATATAATTACTGTTGCTGGCCCTACTTTGCCTATTGCATCTTATGAATCAGGACTTACACCTACTATAACTTGTCAGGTAGTATCACGCAAGGTTGGTGATTATACTACTGACGAATTGGACAACTCTTCAGAAGTAACCCAGACAATAACAATAGTAAGTGAAGTAATACATACATTAGATTTAGATACAATGGTAGATAATGGTGACTTAGCAATTTTAAGTGCAAACCTAAGTAGAAGTGGAGGGTTGGCTTCACGTATGCCTTTAGGTTCTAGGGCTTATCCTATTTCACCTACAAGAACATCTTTAGGGTTACCAACGATGGCGGTATCAGTTCGCACGTTAACACAGACAGGTTATCGAAAGATTTGGAATCTAATTGAAGGGGACAGATATGAATGGTCTACGATTGATTCAAAGAAAGTAGATTCTCCGTCCACAGCTTACAAGCAGTTGCGATTACGTTTGAGTAATGGTAACTTGAACAAAGACCCTGCCATGGCTAATCAGTATGTGGCATCATTAAATTTTATAGTAATCGGTGAGTTGGTATCATAGATGTCTGCCACAGACAGAGATGTTTTTCCTGAAACATTATCTTTTAATTTAACAATAGATGGCATTGTCTTTCCTAATGCCGTCAATGCAAGAGTCACACACACTTTCAATTCTGCTAGAGTGCTCACTGTGAATTTTATAGGTCAGGAGTCTCTTGATGTATGTAGGCTTGGTGCGGAAGTAGAGTTGTCTTGGGGTAGAGGTAACCTAAGCAATCTGGTGGATGACAAAAAGTTTATCGGCATAATTAAAAATGTATCGCCCAAACCAGAAGTATCTACATTTACGGCATTGGACTTTACCACATTGCTTGCAGAATCTCAGTTTGTAAAATTTAAACCTCAAGACTATATTGGTGAGGATTTGTATTTTGCCGCAGCCAAGGCTTGCAATTACAAAGGCATAGATGTTTCACGATTAACACGTGGTTCAGGTTTGATGATAACAAAGGATATGGATTTATTTGGTTGGAAAACTAGGAAAGAGTTTATTGATGCATGCTTTGCTGAAATGAAAGTATTGGTCAATGACCAGTTTCATAAACCTAATACTATCAAGCAATGGCGTTATGCAATCAGGTCAGGTAAAGTGATGGATTTCTTTTTATCAGATGAATCAAATACAGTTACCTCATTTCCTTATGTAGAAGTGTCCATAGAGGACGCGAATATTATTAATGGTGGGGTAGTATCCAAAATAGATTCAACGCGCCTTATCAACGCAATAACAGTAGTTAGTAGTGATGATGAAGATATAGCAGTGCAGTTAGAAGATTCAGGCAGTCAAAAAAGATATGGAGTAGTTAGTAATTTTATATCATATAAATCAAAAGATAAGAATGAATTAGAAGATGTCGCTTATAAAGTATTGAATAGATTTAAAGAACCTACAGTTAGTTACACGTTAAGTTTGTCTAACCTTGATAATTTAGATATAGGTGATATTGTAGAAATCAATATGCCTTCTTTACCTAAAGCGACAAGGGAAGTAGTAATAGGATATGAGGTAACTTATGGAGATACATTACAAACTAGTTATGTTGTTGGTCAACCAAGAGTAACTCCTAAAGAGTTCTTAGAATTATTAAAAGAACCAACAGATAGATAGACACAGACACCTTCATTTCCACTGGAGAATATAATATATATCTGGCAATATTTCTGAATATGATAATAAGCCGTCGAATCATCTGTGTTTGTTTTATAGATAAATAAAAAGTTCCAGTGGAAACAAAGGTGTGTGTGTGTTAGAAAAGATATGGAGTGTTCAATGTAGCCCAACCGTTAGTTTCTCAAATTTTTGTTGAAAGTCCACGAGAAACTTAAGCTCGTCCGTAGTTCTCCTACGACTCTATTCTCCATAAGTGCCTATAAGTCCGTTCCTTAAAAGGTTAAGCTATACGTTTACCTAGGTGACTTACTTTGATTTCAATAGCCTTAGAATGGCCTACAACATATATCATACTATCAGTATGGGTGTATCCTTTCCTACCATATCCTTGTCTAGGCCTTTCCCATATGCCTAGTCTCTTGTGGTGATTAGGATGGTAGTCTTCTTTCATTTGGCTTAGCCATCTATTTGCTACAGCTAATGAATTGACCTGTACCATTCTAGTGGCCATCTTTACCATCCAGTTCATCTTTGACTGCTCTTAGTGCTTGAGTGAGGAATATCTTTGCACGCCTCATTTCTTTAGCATGCATGTCCATACTTTTCTCTAGGTCCATAGCTACTTCATCTGGTAAAGTATAGACAGTTTCTATATCAGCTCTAGCAGACTCGAAGTTCTTTGCGGTAGGAGTAGTTGCGCCAAGCTTGATTGTAACGGTTTTAATCATTTGCTTCTCCACTCTTTTTCTATTTCAATCTGTCTTTTTACTTCTAGTATTTGTGTGGTATACTTATTGTATGTTTGTATAGTTTTATACCTTTCATAGTAGTTAGATTGTTTCTTTATGTAATGAGTATAATGTTCTTCTAGTTCATCAAGACTCATGTTGTTTCGCTCTTCGATTGAGAGTATAGTAAACTTGTTAGGTTTATCTTGCTTTTTTTGTGTCTTCTTGTTGTTTGACATACTTTAAGACATACAATATCATATATAAGGCTATGGGAGGGTCGTTTTTGGCACTTTTCCTATGGGTTAAATACATGGCCTGCGTACCCAAAAATGAGTACCTACTCACTTTTTCACGTCTACTCATGATTAAGTACATAAATATATCTATAGAAAATTATATATAGCATGCTCTCCAATGTAGGTGTATGTCAGAAAGTCAAAAGACAGATATAAGCAAGAAACAAGCCCACGAATTGTTAGACGCATTCGTAGAGCAATTAAGAGAATATGTACTCTATGAGGATATACATATGTATTGCGACGAACCAATACTAGAAACTGATAGTTATGGCGATGAGCTAACAGTTACTATATGTAAGGACGAATATAATATTGATTATATAGATTTAGATATGTACATTAGAGAAGCTTTACCTGAGTACTTTAAACAAGAATCAAGTGAGGAAGAATAATGTCTTATAATGGATGGTCAAATAGGGAAACTTGGTTAGTTAATTTGTGGCATAATCCTGAATCTATAGAAGATGTTGATTACATTAAAGATATGTTGGAATCTGAATATTATGATATAGATGGTTTTTGGGGTGACATGATTAATTTTCATATTATAGACTGGACTCAGTTAAGACAACACTTTCAGACTGAAGCTGAGATTGAAGCTGAATTTGAAAATATGTTAAGAGCAATAAAAGGTGAATAAATGAAATATCTAACGGGAAAAGATTATAGTGATTCATGTGTTAAATGTCAAAAAGCTATAGATGATGCTCATGAACTAATTGTTATGGGTTTTGTATCTGAAGAATATATAGAAGACCCCGAAGGTCCTTCAATGTTAGCTTATGATAAAAGGTGGACGTGTGTCGATGATTGTGAGGTCGATTAATGAATATAAATTATTTTGATAAATTACACGAATTATCAGGCCGAGCAATTCAGAATGAAGAATGTAGTCCTGATACATACCTATTAGCATATGCGCTTTACTCATTAGTAGACGCGACAAGTCAAATAGAACATGCAATAGATGACACTACAAATATTCTAAAAAAGATAGAAGGCCATTTACATCATATGAATTTGGAAAGGTGGAATAAATGAAACATTCTAACAAGTTAAAAGCTAATTTGAAAGAGCACCAAACAGATTTTATTAAAATGCAATTTAACATATTAAAAGATAAAATAAATTATTGTCATTCAAGACTAGAACATTTAGAAGAATATATTTTAGGGGATGACGAATGAAAATTTGTAAAGACTGTAGTAAAAGATTTATTCACCATGTTTATTTTTATCTTCATAAATGTGAGGTTTAAAATGGGTGGTTTAATGAGTTGGGAAAGTGCTAAACGGGAATTAAAAAAGCTCTACAAAAATCCCGAAAAAGAGTTATTAAGCATAAATGATGATAGTAATTCTTATATACTAGAGTATAGATGTACTGATATGTCAAAACAACAGACAACTAAAGAAATAGGTTATTGTGGTTGCAGTTTTTGCGAGTACAATAAAGCCAACGGTAGAAAATACAACCTACACATGAAGGTGTTAAAATGAGTATATCAGAACATGACGAAACTGGTGAGAATGTAAAACGTCATCCCGACGCGGAGCCCCGTGTAGTAGTCCCTAAAGAAATGCTAAACGGAACTATCGCGACAAGAATAGAATTAATAAGACGTAGTATAATATTCTTAACTAATGATATAAAGACAAGAGAAGATAGTAGTGAAGCTTGGGAAGTATTACAAAAAGCCTATAGTTATCTAAGTGCAAAAGATACCATGATAAAGTATTGTGAGGATAATAATCATGTGGTGTGAATGGTGTCATGTAGAGACTAGTCAAAAGACAGTAGCATTCTGTGATAAATGCTGGGAGAATGCAAACTTTTAGAATAAGAATAAATCGTTTCGGTATAGATAAGCCCTGTTAGACCTCGCACACGCGCGTACCATAACGGGGCCCCTATATATACTTATCTATGCTACCCATAATTGGGTGGGGCTACTCAAAAGCGAGTAGAATATAGAAAATGCTGAGGGTTAAATAATCATCCTCTTATGGCCTTTCGGCCTTTTATCACCTCCTTAGGTAGTTCCCTTGTGATTCCTTCCCCGCGCATCAGTCCATGTCCTCCGTAGGAATTTTCCCGTATAGGTACTTTTTGTTTTCGATGCAGTCTTTTAGATGTTCGTAAACTCTTTCTACTGAGTAGTTGTAGTTCAACAGTACATCTATTTTCCAGCGCATTATAGTTCCACTATGTCCTTTCCTATCTAGGAACTGAATCATATCAACTAAGATATCTTCAATTCCATTTAGTCTGTTGTTTTCCATGCTATACCCAGATATAGCACCCTATATATACTTATGCCTGGCACTAGAATAGCCAAACTGCAAGGGTTAAATAACGTGTCTTTAGTCGACAAATGAAGCCTTCCAAGCCTGTTAGCCCCATAGACTACCCTATATAATATATTACTCTCTATGCATTTACAAGCATACTTTTATAAGCACAGCCCTATTGCTTAAGTATGGACAACAACCGAACCATACAAGAAATAGAAAGCCAGATTGTCGAATTACACAGGCAAGCATTAAACAGAATGAACGACAGATATGACGAGTTTGACTCTATAGACGACGACTACCCAGACGGACCTATAGGTGACCCTGAGAGCCTGACAAACGAAGCTATGGTTAGAGCTTATAGTAATGCGTTAAACATCATAAGAAAGCTAAAGGTGGACTAAAAATGATGACAAGAAAACACTTTGTATATATTGCTAAGATACTTAGTAAACATAATGCTAGTAGAGAGTTAATACATGACTTCGAGATTATGTGTGTAAGTGATAATCTAAACTTTGATTCTGAGAAGTTTAGAGAAGCAGCAGGGTGGGAAGATGCAAACTAAATTTTTAACAGTAAAAGAGTATAATGCTTTTGTCATGTTAGGATATGAGGAGAATCTCTAATGGCCCGTAAAAATTGGACAGATAAAGAGACTAAGATATTGAGAGAGTTATTTCACAATAATATAAAAATGGAGACAATCATGAAAATACTAGGTAGAAGTAAAGCCTCAATAAATGCGAGATGTAGAAAGTTAAAAATCAAAAGAAATAAAGTAGTAGATAGTAAATTGCCTTTTACAGATAAAACAAATAGAAAGCATTTTGCTAATCAAAGCAATTTAGTAATAGGTGGAATAAGTGAATGGTCAGTATTCATTAGTTTAGAGCAAAGAGGCTGGGGCGTCTTTAAACCCATTATAGAAGGTAATAGAACCGATTGTATCATAAAACATTATGAGACAGGTAAAACCTATAAGATACAAATCAAAACAGGTACATACTCACAAAGATATGATTGCTTTCACACTCAACTAAAAACTAGCGATGCATGGAAAGCAGAAAAATATAATAAAGAAGATTTACACTTTTTTATTGTTAGGCTTGATAAAATGAATGTGCATTATATTATACCTTTTGAAGATTCGTTAAGAATGCCTACAAGGCCAACACTAACACCACATAGAAGAAAACAAGTTAAGAGGTCAAGATATAATCATTTAGATACGGAACAATACAAAGATAAATGGGAGTTGATTAAAGCTTAAACGGTTGGTATCCATGAAGCTGGGCAACTTCTAAAACTGCCTAGTATGATATATATTTATATAATCATCCACTCATACAACAGCATATGCCTATATAAGCTTATGCATAGCACTACTAACAGGCATAAGTATATATAGCAATACATATTTAGAGCTATATGGAACCATACGAAGTGGAATCATTTATCGCCGAGCTAGACGCAAAAGTGTCTGAATTATTGACTGATAAGGAATTACTCCTTGAGGCAGTAACAGAAGGTATCGAGGTCATGAGAGACCTAAGAGACCAGCTCGAAGGATAAACAGCTCGGAAAACGTCCGCCAGAACGAAATCTGGCACTATTTTTTTACCCCCCCCAAACCATGTAATAGGGTACCCCGTTTTCTACAGGGGGTAGGTAGTCTATAAATTTTTTATATTTTTCTACCAACAAGTATATAAGGAGGTACATATTGTGTGATATATGACAAACAAGTCAAGTGAAGCTACCAGGTACATGATACAGGTAGGAACGAATAGATTTAGGCGAGATACATGGGAAGCCATGAAGGACATATGTGCAATAGAGGGTACACGATTGGCAGATGAGATATGGGCAGCTTTGGACATGCATGTGAAGACTTATGCAATAAGCCAGAAGAATGCTTTGGTAGGTGATGGCAGGGTAATGATGGATAGGCCGATGGAGACAGCTCCAGAGGGTCACGGCAATATTTTTGACAATGTTGTGGACAAGGTAGTTAAAGAGGCGCACGATGATGTGATAGAGGAGGTAGTGAATGAAGAAGAAGACACAGGACGTACCGACCACGGAAGAGTGGCTAGCAGCAATATGTTTGGAAGTTACAAACCATCTAAAGACAGAAAATGGTAAAGGAAGGTAAGAGTTATACAACAGAGGACAAGCAGGAGGCGATGGGTTTGTACTTACGCGGGTATGGCAACACAGACATAGCTAGAAAGATGAACAAGCGTTACAAGTATAACTTAACAGCTAAGACGATAAGTCGTTGGGCTGCTAAGGGTGGTTGGGATGAGTATCGCAATCAGGTTGAGATAGATTTGATAGAGCATACGAAGAAGACGGTTGTTGGAGATATGGCAAAAAACATGCATGAGTTAGAGGAGGCTCGTCAGACGTTTATGAGTAATTTGCGTGATGGCAGGGCAGAGATACGCGGGCATGAGTTTGTTAAGATGACAGAGGTTTTGGGTAAGTTACAGGATTTTGAGCGTGACAAGGAGGAGATGATAGGTCGGATAAATGGTTGCATACAGGGTGCATTGAAGGATGTGGACATGGACAAGCGGTTGAGTCAGAAGTTTTTGCGAGCTTACATTGCTAGGTTGCGAGGAGATAATGATGAGTAAGAGAAATGGATTGAGTGATGGATTTGTAGCAGGTAAGCGTAATCACACGTTTACGCAGGCAGATATAGATAGAGAAATCAGATATATGGACATACGTGCATATTGTTTGAAGAAGATGAAGAACACGCAGGAGTTTAGAGACAAACACTGGCAGGTTAACGATGAGAACTTGAAGGTATATATGCAGGGTATTTTTGATGCTTGCGATGACTTTCTTGGTTGGATGGAGGGCCGCATAGACCAATGAGTAACTATGACGGTTGGACCGTTGTGTTGCATGAGATGATGATACACATACAGAAGTTTGTGGATGATAATCCTATGGAGTATGATGGTAAGGAGCTTAAGGCATATACGACTGCGTTAGGTATGGTGAGTGTATTGGCAAAGCAGATGATAGAAGACATACAGAGGGAAAAAGCTGATGTGGAGGTGTAAGGCTTGTGGGATGATTATAACTCCAGTGGATGTAGAGGACTTTGGTAGCTTTTGCAAGGAGTGTCGCAATGAGTAGTGTGGTTGTTTTGTTATTGATGTTTGTATCGTTTGTGGCTGGCTTTTGGCTAGGCGTAGAATCTTACAGAGACATGTTAAGGAAGAAGTTATGAGAAAGCGTCATGTTGCTAGTGAGGTACATCATATGACGATGTGTGGTCATGAGACAACTTATCAGGAGTATGAGAAGATGAAGAAGCGAGATTTGAAGCATGTGAATTGCAAGAAGTGTTTGGAGCTGTTAAAATGAAGGAGTGGTTTGACACGTTGGAGAGTACTAAGAAGATGGTTGTAAATTATCTTAGAGATTATCCACACACGCGTGACAGCGATAAAGAGCTGTTTTTCATGATACTGAGGGATTACTATCGCGCAATACCTGTAGAGCAAAGAAGCCAGCGAGAAGAGAGTTTTTTGAGTGATTTGTATTTGCTTGTCAAGTATGCGCCAGATAAAGGTACAGTAAGTCGCATGCGTAGAAGGATACAGCATGATGACGGAGTTTTTTTGCCTACGCCTGAGGTAGCAGAGATACGCGACAGTATGGAGCAGAAGTTCAAGGAGTGGAGCAAATGAGATGGAAGTTTAGCTGTTTTGTTTGCGGTGAGACATGGCAAGAGGAGCACAAGAGTTTACACAAAGAGGATTTTATATTTAGTGAAAAGAAAGAAGGACGTCCTATGTTAGACTGTTATAAGTGTAAGATGCACAAGATATATACACCGTTGATGGGGGAGTTAGTTGGTAATCGTGGGTGATTATAGAGATAAGATAATTCACAAGTACAAGGGTCAATCGTTTTGGACTTTGTGCGGTCGTTTTGTTGATGCAAACGAGGGTTTGATGAAAGTAGAGGCAACTGACAAGGACCATGAGGTAAATTGTTTGGCTTGCAGGAGGTATATAGATGAATAAACAAGAGCAGAGAAACAAAATAAGTAGAATGCTGCGAACGAGTAACAGGAATCGCAACGTATTGCGTTGGGGTAAGGGTGAGACTAGAAATCATATATACACTAAGTTTGAGATATGTATGCAGTTGAAGGAATGGGGTCATGAGTTTTACACTGAGGCTATTTTTGAGCCGTCGGGATTGCGTGCAGATGTCATAGATGCTGATACGGGAGTGGTGTATGAGGTGCATAATACAGAGCCGACTGACAGTTTGGTACGTAAGGCACAGAACTATCCGCTAGAGGTGCGTTTTGTGGACGCAAACATAGATTTTGAGGAGAAGATGTTGCTATGAACAACAACTTTGAGAAGGATTTGGCAGATGGTCAATTAGGCGAAAAGGCGGTTAGACATTTTGTCGAGACGGAATGGCATAAGAAGTTTATCACATATGGTGATACGTCGGCATTTGACATAATGTTTCAAAACAACCGTCAGAATCCTGTATTTTTTGAAGTTAAGACTGATTTGTTTGAGAAAGATTGGGATAAAGGTGGTACAGGTAACATGGCAATTGAGTACAAGTGCCGTGGTAAGCCAAGTGGCATTAGGACAACGATGGCAGATTGGTTTGCATACTATTTTCCTAACATAACAGAGAATCATTTATGGATAATACGTATGGATAAGTTAAAAGATTTGATTAAAAACAATAAATTTAGAACGGTAAGTGCAGGTGAAACGTATTATGACAATGATGAGAAGGTAGCGAAGTGTTATTTGATACCTCGGTTTGATTTTCGCGGCTATTTTAGTATATTTACCTTTGACGGAAACAGGTGGTTACCATCATTAGATTGATTAAGGATGGTAAGGTCATTGATGAGACAGAGGATTTACATTATATGCATGAGTTGCTTGTAATTAATGACAAAGATGTTAAAGAGATAGTTGTAACTGTGGCAAAACACAAGTGATGGATAATAGCAAATACATTTCGCAGGCAATCGCAGGTGCGTTGGAGATAATGAATGACCAGCCATTGACATTGAATGAGTTTATAGATGAGGTGATGCGAGATTATATGGAGCAGGAGCCTGGGACTTATGTTCCTTTAGGTGATATGCATGCTCAGTGGGAAGAAAATTTTAACAAAGGTGAGTTTGCGTCTATAATTTGTGCAAGGGGTCACTTGAAAACGACATGGGGTTTGTGTGTGTTGGCATATTATATGCATAAGCAGCCAAACTTCAGGGCTTTGTATATTTCTGCAACGTTAGAACAGGCATGGGACAAGCTTGAACAGTTTGAGGAACTTTGTAAACGGTCATGGCGTCTTAGCAACTATCTTGAAAAGGGTGACGACAGGAAGGTTACGATACGAAAGGGCGCAAAGCGGTTTAACAATGGTAGTCGCGTACATGGTGCAAGTATAGGAAAGGCACTTGAGGGTCCTCACGTTCACATGATTATTCTGGACGACGTTTTGCAGGAGTTTCCAAATCTTACTGATGAGAAGGTTATTCATTATGTACAGAGAGTTGTGATGCCGATGCGTCTTCCAGAGTCTAAAATGTTATTGGTAGGTACTCAAAAACGGGTAGGTGACATAACGGACTGGGTATCTGAGAGTTCAGAGTGGAATGTGGTTAGACATCCTGCACTTTTGGAGGACGGAAGTCCTAGATGGCCTGAATATTGGAATCAAGAGCGGTTGGACAAAGAAAAGGAGACAATGGGAAGTCGGGCTTTTGAGTCTGAGTATATGTTAAATCCGTTGGACCCAGAGTCTGCGGTTATACCGTATGAGGTATTACAGCGTTGTTTGGATGAAAAGTTGGACATGGGTCTTCCAGAGTACGATGAAGATATAAGCGTCGTTATGGGTGTTGACTTGGCTGTGGGTATGAACAGTCAAAATGATGAGACAAGCTACGTTCTTGTGGCTTATAATAAACGTACGGAGCAACGTAGGCTTTTGTATAGTTGGACAGGCAAGGTAATGGCGCAGGGTTCGGGTTGGTTAGAGACTCAGGTGTTAAAGATAAGAGAACTTGCGAAACGTTTTAATCCAGATACGATAATGATAGAATCGAATGGGTATCAGAGGTTGGTTGTCCACAGTGCGTCGGATTTGGCGGGCTTACCAGTCGAAGGGCACAACACGGGCAGAGAAAAGCACAGCCATGACGTGGGCATACCTGGGTTGGCCTTGGAGTTTGAGAAGGAGAGATACCAGATTCCGTGGCAAAAAGAAATAAGGGAAGCAAGTAGGCCAGGTCCTAGAAAATTAACGGATGGTTTGAGTCGTTTGGTTTACGGTAAAAACGGTAGGTTAGAGGGTCACACTCCAGATGCGGTGATGGCTTTGTGGATGTGTGAGTTAGCAATCAAAGGTATGAACAAAAAGGGTCTTGCTTTTGTTGGTTGGGATTACATATAGAAACATTTATATACATAAAGCATATGCATGAAATCCAACCATTTATGAAAAAGCGAACACGGTTGGAAATTTACGGAATAAGTAACGATACTAAAGAAAGTTTGAAAGAGATTGCTAAGGCAGAGAATGTTCCGACGGGTGTTTTGGTAGAACCTGTGCTTAGAAAGTACGTCAAGGAGTACAATGGCAGATAAGAGAACTAGGTATAAGATTCCTAAAGGTGTTAAGAAAGAAGCGATGGATGGTCGTGATTTACGTCGTATGCATGGGTATGGCGGCGGTAAGGTGACAAAGATGGTAAATCGTAAGTTACGTATGCAGAAAGATATAGGTTATGATACAGCAGTAAAGATAGATACATATTACAGAAGACATGAGAAGGTAGACCCGCCCGCTAAGGGTTTTGGTGACAGACGTAATCCGAGTAAGGGTTATGTGATGTGGAAGCAGATGGGTGGTGATGCAGGTCACAGGTGGAGTAAGTCATTGAAGAAGAGGTTAGACTTGCTTCAGAAAACAGAAAGGCTTAATAACATAATGAAGACATTGGAGGATATACATGGCATGGTACGATAGGATACTTGGACGCAAACCGATTAGAAAAATATCTGCGTTAGAGGAGATGATAGCAAATGATACAAATCAATTAGTAAAAGATGCAAGGACTCCAGTGTATTCTGCTATGGGAACAAATGCGCAATATCAAGAGTCGATATTACCTCCGATAGACCAGAGGTACCTAGAACAGTTAGCAGACCGTTATTCGCATTTAAGGACGGTTATTTCGCGTATTGCTTCACAATCAGTAGCAAAGGGCTGGGAGTATCATGCAATAGGCGACACTGGCGATAAAGAAGAGAGAAAAATATTAGAGACATTACTTAGAGACCCGACAAGAGGAGATGCAGACATATCAGGTATGGAATTGTTTAAGGCAATGATAAGACAGTTAGAAATATTTGATGATGTGTGGGTTAGTATAGTTTATGACCGTGTAGAGGGTGGCGAGATGAAAGTAGTCAAACAGCTTTGGGTAGAAGATGCAAAGCACATGAGATTTCACGTAGATGAGTTTGGCAGGTTTAAGGATGACGTTTATTTTGATGTAATAACTAGACAGTTTGTAGAGCAAGATGCAAAGACAGAAGGTGGTATTCCTGCTGCAAAGATGGCATATTTTTATGACCAAGGTGGAGATAGTGACAAAATACCTTTTGCAAGAGATGAGATTATACATTTTAACAAATACAGTGCGACAGCAAGGCTATATGGTCAGTCGCCGATTATAGGTCTTTCTAAAAAAATAGAAACTGCGCTCGCCATTGAGAACTTCCAAAATAAAATCTATAAACTAGAGAGACCACCTAAGGGTTTCCTTGATATTCCTGGTCATGATGAGGAATCATTAAATAGATTAGGAGAATACATTGCAGAAGAGACACGACGCAATCCTAACTTTGTACCAATTATAAGCAGTAGGGGTGAGGGTACAGGTAGCGGTCAGGCTAAGTTTGTGCCAGTTATGCCTAACATGGATGAGTTGATGGCACTGCCATATATGGAGCGTATTAACAACGACATAAACGCAGCGTATGGCGTTATGCCAATCATAACAGGAAGCACGGCAGGCGTAGGTGGATTGAATGCAGAAGGAGAACAGGTTAGTATATTTGACAGAACTATATTAGAAACGCAGAAATGTATTGAGATGGGTTTTTTTAAGCCGTTGTTGAAAATATTGGGCATAGAAACTTGGAAGATAAGATTTGCAGATATAAATGTAAAGAATGAGCAACAGCAACTTGCTAATATGTTACAGAAGGCAAATATAATCACAGTGCTTAACAAGGTAGGAATAGAGGCAACACTTGACAAAGACGGTAATCTTAAGTTACCAGACAATCCACAGATAAGTATGCCAGATGATGCTAAGCCAGAAGTAGGGGCGTTGAAACCATGAGTGCATGTAAAAAGTGTAGAGCAGGTCCGATGTCAGTACATATATTGAGTAATGGTTTTTGTCAAGCATGTACAAGTGAGTTGTCTTGGAAGCAAGGAGAAAGAGTAGCACGACAACAGGCAGCAAGGGCGCAACGCATGAAGATGTTTAAGAAAGCAGAAAAGTACATAGACAAAAAATGGAAAGACAAGTATGGTGATGATTCTGTTGAGGCTGTACGTGAGTACAAGTAATGGCTATTGAATGGGATACTGAAGGTTTTTATCGTACAATAAATTTTTTTAAAAAACGAGAAACTTGGCAAGAAATATTAGCTGTAGCTGCGAGTAACGTTGAAGATACTATTGCAAGCGATGCAAAGAATATATTGTATAGTCAAGTCAACAAAGTTACAGGTTCTGTAGGTAATAGTATTGAAACTACAGTAGATATATCTGATGATGATGTTACACTGTCAGTGGGTAGTAATCATCCTGCAGCAAATATGATAGAATATGGAGGTCTTGTTCCTGCTGAACCTTTTGACCCTAAATCTGCATTACCTAATATCGATGATTATGCAGATGATGTTTTTGCATATTCTAATTATATAAAAAAGAAACAACCATTTAAACAAGAACGTCCATTTATTCGTCCAGCATTACTAAATGCTACTGGCAAAATAAACGGTGAAATAATTAGAGTAGCTAATAAGTTTAAAAAAGAATACGAGTAGTTTCCGGAAAGTTATACTTACTTATATACACATATCGGATGTTAGGCTGTGGCAGACGCTAATAATACTAAGTGGAAAGTCTATCGACCAGACTGGTACAATGAAAGAGTTTTAGAAACGTTTATTAGCTCGCCTATCGTCGATAAACAGAACGATAAAATTAAAACAGAGACAATTAAAGAAGCCATGGATTTCTATATGAAATATGGTGTATATTCATACAAGCATGAGGAGATGCCAGTAGGCTTACCTCTTGCATATAAGGTAAAAGACGGTAAAGTCAAAATACGTGTAGGCATACACAACAGGCTTCCTATGCATGATAGAGTATGGGAAGAAATGCAGATATACGGTGACAAGGGCGGTTCATCTATTAGGGGTGAAGCTGAGAAGCAAGAGAAGGTTTGCGAAGGAGACGTCTGCCACAACAACATCTCCGAGTTATCTCTTTGGTCCGTGTCATGGGTTGGTAACAAGCCTGCTAATCCAGAGGCTACTGTAACCGCAGTAGCAGCAGCAAAAGCAGAAGAACCTGTAAAGGTGACAAAGCAAGTAACACTAGATGAAATAGAAGGCATGGTAGAGAAGATAATAGAACGCAAGAATGGCGAGTATTGTCTATATGCTAAGAAAGATAGAAAGTTACTTGGATGTCATAAAACTAGAGCAGGCGCAGTAAATCAAGAACGCGCAATACAAGCTAGAAGATTCAGTAAAATGAATCAAGATTTAGATGAGATATTGGCTGTATTGAAAAAGAAACCATGTTGGGACGGTTATGAAATGGTAGGCTTCAAATATGAAGGCGGTAAAAAAAAGCCTAATTGCGTTCCACAAAAAAAAGCTGATGACCCAAGCACTCCAGCAAAACCAAGTGAGAGAAGGAGAGGCAGTACTAGAAATCCAAAAGGTACAGCTAGTGGAGAGCGTGGTGGAATCAAATTAAGTGAGGCAAATATTAAAACATTAGAAGGTTATCGAGACGAACACAACAAGAAAGTTGGAAACGCTAAAGGGAAAAAGGCTAACCTGGGAGCATTGAAAGCAGTGTTTCGCAGGGGTGCTGGTGCATTTTCGACCAGTCATCGTCCTAGTGTACGTAGCCGAGACCAGTGGGCGTTAGGTCGTGTCAAGGCATTCTTAAAACTACTAAGCTCAGGTAGGCCTTCCAATCCTAAGTACACCACGGATTACGATTTATTGCCCGCAGGTCATCCCAAATCTACTAAAAAAGAAATGAAGACAGTAAAAGTTAAGCCACCAAAAGGGCATCACTGGATGGCATACAAAGATGGTCCAGTACTTATGGTAGGTGACTATGCACCACACGAAGGCGCAGTAGAAGCATTTGAGTTTGAGGTTATTGAAGAACATGACGACTCTAGGCTTGCTAAAGCTGAGTATCAAGGTAAAAAAGTAGAATTGAACAAACCACGAAGACTGTCTGGAGAGAACAAGAAGTTTGGTGTATATGTAAAGAATGACAAAGGTAATATTGTACAGGTCAAGTTTGGCGACCCTAACTTAGATATAAAACGTGATGACCCAGAAAGGCGTAGAAACTTTAGAGCCAGACACAACTGTGACAATCCAGGCCCAAAATATAAGGCAAGATATTGGTCTTGTAGAATGTGGAGTGCAAAGAATGTGTCAGATATATTAGCGAAAAGCAATGAACATTTAGATGATATAATAGATTTAATAAAAGCACCCAAAAAAAAACCTAAAAATAGGAAAAGAACAAGAGGCGGTAAAAATCCTTCTAAAACACAATGGAATAACTGTTTACAAAATGCAAGAAATTTAAAAACATATTATGGTGCACCAATGGCTGCAGACCCTAAAAGATTTTGCGGAGCACTGTGGTATGACTACGGTAAGTTTGGACATCAAGACGCAGGTGCAGACAAAGAGCCAGACCCTCCATACAAACACGCTCCAGGCATGGGTGGTAAAGACCCAGGCAAAATCCGAAATAGGAGTGGATTAAAGTTTAGACGCGCGATGTTTGAACGCTCAGGATATTGGCGTAGAGCAAGGGGTAGAATGTTAACTCCTAAAAACATTGCAAGGCTAATGAGTGGTAAAGGAAACAAGTAGTTTCCGGAAATATTGAGTTACTTATATACCCTTTTGTACATAAACAAGTATGACAGATTGCAGTTGTGGTGGTAATCATACTGAAGCTATCGACGAAGAAGTCGTTGAAACAGAAGACGTGGAAATTGCCGCTGGATTAGATGAGCCAGTAGAAGTCGGCAAAGAAGAAGCAGTCCTAAAAGACATGGAAGAGACTCTAATGAAGCTTAAAGAAGTAATAAACTACTTAAGTGAAAAAGAAGAAGAAAAAATGGACGAGGAAAAGATGGACGAAGAGAAAATGTACGGCGAAGAAAAAGACGAAGAAGACGAAGAAGAAAAGGAAGATGAAGAGGAAGAAGAAAAAATGATGGAAGAAAAGAAGCCTAAGAAAAAGGACGACATCGATGACCTCTACAAAGCCGTCACAACATTAAAGAAACACGGTATTGGTGTATACACGGGACAAAAAGCAACCCCAGCACCTACCACTGAAGCTACTATTGAAGAAAAAACCATTGACTGGAATAATTTATCTAAGTCATGGGATGAACTAGAAGATATGGTAGGAGGAAACTAAGTATGGCAGGAATAAGTTTTGAAGAATATGTAAACGCATATTATGGTGGTACTCTAGGAATCTCTAAGAGATATGGTATCGCAAAAGACGACACAGTGACCAGCACAGACCCTGCTGGAGCATTCAACACTATGTTCGGAGCAAAAGTATTCAATCAGTTGAATACCAAGTCAGAAGTTTTTAAACTTTTGAAGAAAGAAGCATGGACACAATCAGGATTCAGAATCATGACTGGAAGGCACAGCACAACTGCTGGTGTATCCGAAGGTGGAGATTTCCCAGCTACTGAAAAACCAGACATTGAAGAATTGACTCTTACACTAAAAGAAATAGTTACACCATGGGAAATGACTTCTAAAGCAGAAATGTTGTCAGAAGCAGACGATGGATTGGGCAACTTACTAGCATTTATGCGCAGAGAACAAGGAGAAGCACACTCTTTTGCTATTGACCAGATGTTGTTAAAAACATATGAAGCAGATGGTGACGGCTCAGCAAGTCCTTCTGGTGCAGGAACTGCTGGAGTTAACATGGAATCTTTAGACCGTGTTACAGCATCTCATACATACTGTGGTAACTCAAACTCCGCTGGTGGAGACAATGCAGCATACGGTAAATTATACGACAAAAACGCAGGAGATTCTGGATTTGCAGAGTGGACTGCTGGAAAGACTGACTTTAACTCTACAGACGGAAACAACCGTGACTTAGAATTAAATATGTTAGATGATATGATTTCAGCGTTGTTAGAAAAAGGTGTTAACTACAACAGTTTAATTATGTTGATGGGATATGATACATATCAACAACTAAAAGGTAAAATGCAACAAACAAATGCAGCTTACAGCTTTGGCCTAAATGCAGGTGGAGCAGGCAGTCAGAACGGAGTTACTGGAGAAGCTGGTTTGAACTTTGATTCACGAGTTGGAGCATACGATGGAATACCAATTTTCCTATCACAACACGTACCAAAAGACAGTGGAGGCGCAGGAAGAATTTACTTCTTGGATATGGACCACTTGGCAGTTCGTGTAGCAGCACCAACAACCTATGTTGACAACACTAACTTGGCTATTAGACAAAAACTAAGCAGAGAATATGCATTCATAACTGCTGGTGAATTAGTCTGTTACAGAAGAAACACTCAAGGCAGTATCAGAGACTTGAACCTTTAGAGTGGTTGGAGGACTAATTAAATGGTCAAAGTTACCAACACTACTAACAAGTTCGTTTATCGCAGGTTACCTCGTGGGGGCTACGTCGATTGGCCGCCCAAAGGGACAGTTGATGTCACAAGCAAAAGGTTACTACAAGAACTTAAAGGTCGCGGATTTGTCATTCACAAAGATGTTGGTCCCAAAGTTGGAGGTGGGGTTAAGACGCACGTCAAAACTCCTAAACCTAGGGGCCGACCTTCTAAAACAAAAGCCAAAAAAGAAGTAGCTAAGTCTAAGAAAGGTCTTAAGAAGACAAAGGGTAAGGCTGACTAATGCCAAACACTGTAACGACAAAGAAACTTACGAGTGCGGTACAAGTCAGAGAAGTAACAAACGCAGCAAACGTATCTGTATTAGCAAGTAGTGGCAATTTTGCTACACTTATAGATGCAGTAGATGTAAGGGTGTTTGATAAAGTCACTATACAGGTAAGGAACGCACACGATACTAGTACTCCTAAGGTAAGAGTGTTTGGTACTTTGTTTCCTAATCCTGGTTCTACACCTACGGCAACTAATCCAGCAGATTCTGCTTGGGTACAGATTGGAGATGACATAGATATTGGAGCTTCTACAGGAGCAATTAAGTCTATATCTACAACTGCATTGAAACAAATCTGTGTAGTAATAAGAGACCAAGGCTCAAACACACAAACATTCCCAGCAGGCGATTGTGTAGTGTTTTGTCAGGGGACCATTTAGTGAATGGCTACTCCTATATACTCTGAAATTGTCTTAGTAAGTGAGGTGGCCTAATGGCTGTAGTTACTTGGACAGGTTCGGTTTCTACAACATACTCTACAGATGGTAACTGGGACACAGGCTCAGTACCTGGTGATGGAGACGATGTAGTAATACCAGATACATCAAGTATAAATGCTTGTAATGTAGATAGTAATGACTCTTGTAATTCTCTTACGGTCTCAAGTAACGGAGAGATTGGTTCTGACAATGGAAGTAAGTTAGCAATACTAGGTGAGGCAGACGGCACTGGAGCTACAACAAATGGATTTGCAGTTAATATTGATGGTGTAATTACAAACAATGGCGGAACAAGCTTAGATTTAGACATAAGAACACCAGCAGCAACGACAGTAGATTTGTATGCACAAGGAGGTGGAAAGCTTCGTAACGTTATAATTAATCACGCAAGTTGCGTTGCTACACTTGGTGCTTTAATTGACATAACTGGAGACCTTACAATAACGGCAGGAGAGTTAAACACCAATTCAGGAAGTAATTATGCAGTTACAGTAGCAGGAAGAACAGACATAGGGCCAGGAAGTGGTGGTGCAGACCAAGCAACGTTAACTTGTAATGCTTCCACAGTAAGTTTAGGT